TAAGGTCAACCTTGGCCTGTACTGACGCTTTGTTCAGCCCCTTAATAAGGGAACTGCCTAATACATAAGATGTTGCCATAATCTATTCCTCCTTCTTTAGGCAATGTTTACAATTCCTTTTAATGCATTTGCAATTGCATCTGGCATGCTGTTGCCTTGTGTAATTGCAAATGGAAGAGCATCTACAAGTATGTTGGTGTCGTGGGTTTCAGGAATCTGATAGCCACTTCCTACAATAACACCCGGAACGTACTTCAATGCAGAAGTAGCTTCTGCGCTTTCAGCTGCAGCTTCCATAATGAAGCCGCCTTTATTGATCACAACGCCAAGCGTTGTACTAAGAGTTATCACATCCTTAACGCTTGAGCTTCTGTCAATTTCGGTAATCGCATAAGCCTTAGCACCAACAGATGCCATAACAAAATCACCAACTTTGAAATGCGAATATTTTTCGATTTCAATTTGTGTCGCTGCGTTGGTCACAGCAGTTACAACCTGTGCATATTTGATGACATTGGATTTTCCGTTTACAGGCAGACTTATAGGAGTCCCCTCAAACAGAAAATCGCCACCGAGTGGAGCAACAAGCACGTCAACTCCTCCCGGTATGTCAGCCACCTTTTTTAGAATGCACTTTTTGGTTGCAACATCCTTTCTTTTTCTTACCGTCATCATGGCTTTTGATTTTTAATTGATTTAAATGTTTGTTTTAGAACGCTTGCCCTTCTGTTACCTTTCCTTTTGCTGCTTGAGCTTTCAGTTCCTCCATGACACTGTCAGGAACTTTCTCTTCTGCATTGTTGTGTGAAGGATCTGGCACAGCCGGACTCCCGAATAATGCTCCATGCGAGTTATTGCTTTTAGCGATCTCTTCCGCCTGCTTAGAGACCTCTTCCGTCAATGAATGAAATTCATCATCATTGAGCTTATCGTAAGGGATAAGCGTGAAGGGCTTTCTTTGTGCCTCCGGAATCTTGTTTACAATCTCCTCGAATTTCTGCTTGCGTGAAGAAGAAATTTTGTCGCCTTCCAATACAGAGATCCTATCAATCAGACCTTTTGCCCATTTTGGCGCTTCCTCTTTCTCTTCCACGGCTTTTGGTTGCGGATTTGTTCCCGGCTCGCCCCCATCTTTTGTTTTTGCCGGTGCTTTCTTTAGTTCTTCCAGTTCATCTTCTACCTTCTTCTTGTCGGTGCGAAGCGTGTCGGAATCACTTTGCCAAGCCTTAAGGATACCCTCGACTCCAGTTACTGCTGTTTCAATCTGATCCTCTGTTTTAACATTCGGCTCAAGTACAATTGCTACACTGTCAAGAGCCTTGTCTGATAGCCCAAGGTTGCTATACTTGTTCTTCAGCGCTGCTTTAATTTTGTCTCTCATATACTTTTATGGTTTTTACATGAAACCGCCCCGTTTGGGGCTTTTTCTAAAAATCTGCTTGCATTATAAGTACTTTTTTGAAGTTTTTCTTACCAATAAATACTCTTTGATTAACAAATAGTTAGCAAAATAATTACCAATATTTTTTACCATAGGGTAAAAAATAAAGCTAAAAACATTTGGTAAATTGGATTAACTACACTATATTTGCAGTGCGAACAAATGACAAAAGAATATGACAAGAGGACTTTTAAACAGAATCGCAAAAATAAAAGGCATAAATCCTAAAGACTTTATGAAAGTAGACGCCTTTATAAATGACACTTACACGAAAATCTTTGTTATATTTTATGACGTGCAAGGGGTTAGTCTACAGCGCATTCGCTGTAATGAAAAAGTAGTTACATTGAGTATTTTTGCAATACAGAAAAGAGCAGAAGAGTTGCCTGAAGATTACGAATGTTCCGGTGTCTGGATTTCCGATTTAAAGAATTAAAATAACAAAAAACAACTAATAAAATTATGGAAACAAATTTATTAAACTCAGACAAAAATTACATTATTGTAGAAAAATGTGATGCTTATAATGCTAAAGCGCATTTTGAGCGTGGCGCAAAAGTCTTAAAAAGAGAAGGCGCTACTCCTGTTAAATGGGTACACGATGACAATTTTGGGCATTTTTACACACTCGCAGAAGCACAGAAAGTTTTGTTATCCTATGCTCGCAAATATTACAACGAGCATGGCTCCGCTCAAGAATATTCATCTGTTAAAGAAATAGAAAACGAGTACAAAGAGCTCGGCATTCCTTCTTGCAACGCAAAAAAATGGTTTAAGGGTCCCGGGTTCTACGAAAACGAGGAGGCAGTATTTCTTTACAACGCAACGTGTTATGAGGAGGATGTGGTAACTTATTCAATAGAGGAGGTTGATGAATAGTTGTGCAAGGCCAGAATGGCGCAAGCCCGCTCCCGCCGGCAAGCAAAGAATCCATAAGCGATGAAAAAAAATACAACTACCCTAACGCTGCGATTGAGCGAGAAATCTAAAAAAGAATTGCAGAAGCAGGCCACTTTTACCGGCAGACGATCTAATTTTCAGTACTGAATCCGAGGCAAAAACGTTTATTTATAGTTACGCTCTGCGCAAAAGTAAATAGAGGTGTTACATCTTTTACTAAAAAGCCGCATACTCAGTTGTATTAAAGAAAATGAAAACAGAACGCACCGTATATAAGCTGAAATTCAGAACCGGAACGGAATATTTCTTCACAAGTCTGGCGGCTATTTACGAGCTTTTCTCGTCAGAGGAAGTTGGATGCAAGGTGCAACATCTGTGGAATTTGCAGATTTGTGAAAATAAGCCATATATTGGGAAAAAATGCTCCATCTATAAAGTGACTTTGTACACTAAAAGGAAGCTAAATTACCAAAGAAAATCGGGCAAAAAGGAGGCAAGAATATGATAGGAGCGATCATAGGAGACATTGCGGGATCACGTTTTGAGTTCCAAAACCATAGGAATAAAAAGTTTACTCTATTGAGCCACAAGTGCTTCTATACAGATGATACGGTGTGCACAGTGGCCACAATGGACTGGCTGCTCAACGGTGGTTCTTACCAGGACACATTGCAGCGCTATTGCCAACAAGCGCCCGGAAGAGGTTATGGCAGCGCTTTCTTGAGCTGGATTGATAATCCCGTACCATATAACAGTTTTGGCAATGGGGCAGCAATGCGAGTATCTCCAGTTGGCATGTGGGCACAAGACCTGAAGGAGTGCCGGGATCTGGCCTTCACAACTGCAGTCGTGAGTCACAATCATCCGGAAGGCATAAAGGGGGCACAGGCCACAGCTGAATGCGTTTATATGGCGCTTCATCCACGGAATCTGCAGGTAAAAAAAGACATAAAGGAATCTATAACACAGAATTATAAATATTACCTTCAGGGAGACTTGAAAGAGATCCGTAAAACAAATAAATTTGACGAGACCTGTCAGGTATGTGTGCCGCAAGCAATTACGTGTTTCTTGCAAAGCAGAAATTTCGTAGATGCGATCCGCAACGCCATCTCTATTGGTGGTGATTCCGACACAATAGCGGCTATCACTGGGGGCATGTCAGAAGCGTATTATTCACTCCTGAATCCCAACATTATTAAAGAATATTTTGATTACATGATTCTTTATTTGCCAGAGAATTATGTAAAAGTCATAACAGATTTTTATATTGCATGCAATAAACGTATCAGGATATGAAGAAGGATTATTCAGTATATAAATTTTATAAAGGCGAGGCAGAGAATCCTTTCAGTGGCTTAAAGTACTCAGAGGAAAATGATGCAAAATTTGTTATTTGGATTTACGAGGAGTGGTTTGAGCATCAGTGGAAAAAAATGGATGCTGCAAGCTGGAGACAATGGTTTGCTGTAGCAAATAGACATCATGAATTCATGAAACTTCTACGCCCGACTGATTATGATCGGCCAACAGATAAGGCTGGTGTATTTCAACTGTTCATGAATGTGCTATTATCGGAAAGAATTCCACAGTATAAAAAAATTTATTCATCATTGTAGTTGCCCAATAACCTCAACGTCAAAGTAATATTTATCCAAATCTGAATCATACTCAACCTTGAGGATATTAAATTTTGTGCCCCTTAAAAGTACAGTTTCAAATTCTTCACTAAAAGATTCTTGCTTTAATACTCCATCCCAATTAATTCCACTGCCTGCGCCATATTCCGAAAAAGGTTCACAGTACATCATTCTTGTTCCCTTGGGACAATAAATATTCAAGATGACTCGTTTTTCATAAAAGCCGCTAAACTTACTTGTACCACAGCTTGCAAATCCTTTTTCAACTATTTGTGAATTAGCAAGTTTTGAAAGGAAGTCTTTATCTCCAGACAATGATTTTCCGAGCATTGATTCCATAGCGTGTGTATCGATACCTCTTTGCAGCCACATGTTTTCCGGAGCTTTACCTTTTTTAACAAATGACGTCATAGCATTAATATCCCTTATACCATTCTCTTCCATTCCGGAATATGTTATTCCTCTTAGCGGTTCGTTGATATAATATGGATGATATGTGTAATTGTACGCAGCGTTTTTCTCAATTTCACTTGCTGCAATCCAATACTTTGATGTTATCGGCCTCAATTTTTCATCAGCCTCAAATTGCTGCGCTTTGGTCTTTGCCCAAAACGCTGCATCACGTTCTGCTTGAGTTGATTCTTTAAATGTTATCGGCTTTAGTTTTTTGATTTTTTTATCTTCAGCCTTTAATGCGGCTTCATATTTTTCCTGCAGTTTGTCGGCCGCAAGTTTGAATGCAATGTTCTCTGCTTCCGGATTATTTTTCAGGGCGTTATATTCATTGAGCATCTTGTTTGCCCCGGTAACTTTATTGGCTGTCAGGTACTCATACGCTTCTTTGGAAGTGCTTATTATGCTATCTTTAATTATAGCATCCTGAACTTTAGATAGATAACTTTTGTATGCATCTTGTGCAACTTGCCATGATGGGTATTTCTTTTGCTGTTCAACGTAATCAATCTCAAATTGAACTTTCTTCTGCAGGTATTGATTTTTGTTTTCAAAGGAATGCGCTGCGGCATCATCCCATTGATCTATTTTCTTTTTTACAGACTCTTCAATTTCCATTGCGGTCTTGGCCGAGAAATCCTGCGCTACCTGCAGCGTATTTTGTACGTATTTTAGCCCCTCCAAGTCTTTAATGGCTGTTTGTACGTAGGCGGCACTTTTCTTTAAAGAAGCAGCCCCGTATAGCCCATTATAGGCGGCTTGTTGCAGCGCCTGCAGTTGATCCCCGACAATGTGATACTTCGTGGCATCAGCAAGCGCATCAGTAGCCAGTTTGATATTAGCCTTGCGTTGTGCCCACGCGTCACGTATGTCTTGCGCCTGCTCCAGCGTTCTGGCAGCATGTCGCTGCTCGGCAATATCCATCGCCGTAGGAGCGACCTCTTCCGGCTGCATCACCTCGTTTAATTTTTGCGATTGCACTATTTGCGCCCTTGCGCTTTCAGAGAACGCATCCTCCGGGAAGTATTTAGAATTATCCCTTATGAAGTACGGAAGTTTTTTTGCTTGACTGATCCGGGAGGCATTGTCCTTTGCCCATTTTTTAAAGTTTTCAGGCACATCTTTTACCTCGTTGACTGATTGCTTGTTTACCGGCAAACCTTTCAACCTGCGCTGCGTATTTGCTCGCATCTCAGCCTCTGTCATAAGAACGGATGTCACATAGCATCTGCAGTTAGGATGCCACCCGCTGAAAATAAAGGTCTTCGGATACCTTCCCTGCAGATCATCGCAAATATCCTTGAGTGGCACACGCTTACCGTTCCTCATGACGGTATGATTATTAGATAGATGCACCTCTAACCCAACAACAAAATACATATCGCTCCAACGCATCTGGTCGCTGCGTCTGTAAGCAATATTTGTCTCAGTCCCGGCTAATCGTAAAGCGTTCTTGTGAGATGATCTGTACACCCCTTGTCCGGGGTGGAAAGCGTTGGCCGCCTTTGATGTCTGCAAGTTGCCATGTGCATCACGCACCCTGCGGAATAGCTTGTCCGGAAACTTAAGATATTGCTGCAGATCTTTTGCCATTGACTGTGCGCTTTGTCCGGAGCGT